CCATCCATCCAAGCTTTCCTTGCAAAAGGACATGGTGGCATGTCTGCAAACAGTGGTGTTGGTTTTTCCAAGACTTCGTTTGACCACGCTTGTATCTCAGCTGCAATCAAACTTGAGTATTCTTCCCAGTCGTCTGCCATTAGCATTTCCAACGACGTCTGGCTGCGCAAATTCTTTTCTTTGGTGTCTTCTTACAGTTGATATTGTGCATTTTCATCTGACCAGCAGACCTTGCACAGTATGATTTCTTACGCTTACCGCCTTGTGGTTGTGGAGCTTTCAGGTTAGAGCCCGTAGCTCTGTTGTATTTACGTCTGCCCTTTGCGGTGAGGCCCGCCCCTTTGGAGGCGGGTCTCTTTTCGCCTCTTCCTACTGATAAACTGACGTTCTTTTTCTTTCGTGCCATATCCAAAAACCACTCTGTATAATATGTATAAAAGTATACAGCCAATAAACTGTACTTCTCTACCTTCAATAAGAATACTGAATGGCAACGTGTTAGTCGTCCTATCTGTTGTTAAATTTGACTGAGCCAGTTTCTCTCAGGTAGCTGCAATAAAATTTTAAGAAGTCGTCTAGCCTTATAAGACACAGGCTTTCGCCTGTCTTCATTCTATTTTTTCTATTGATTACTATAGGAACCTCTGGCGCATTTGTTTTTCCTATGTTACGTTCTGCTTGTCTCAGGGCTTCGTGGAAGTTCAGACGTTCAACACGTTTAGCTTCTATGAATATCCCTGGGACACCAAGAACGTCTGCACCACCTGACATGTCTACGTAACCACCACCAGATAGTGGGGCTCTATGTGCTGTCTTCAGTCCTGTTTCTTGATTAATGTATTTGGCTAACTCTCTTTCGTAGTCGTCGCCTTTTTTCTTTTGTTTACTCAATCTTCGTACCCCAAATCTTTACGACAAGACTTACAAAAAAACCAATTCTTTGGTCGCTCTGTCGTATCTCTACATTTCATGCACGGCCTAGTCCACGTTTTTCCTTGGAAGTCACGGCGAACCTGATACTTGGCCCCATCGAACTCTTGCAAGCCTTCCCTCACAAGTATTCTTTTCAAGGTATCGACACAACAATTAAGGTGTTGTGCCATGTCAGAGTAAGTTTTAATTCTATGGTTTTGACGAAGCCAAGATAAGTCCGAGTCCGAGACTCGAATGTTTCTTGGCATATATCACTGCTCCTTTTTCCATGTGTAGTATAACATTTAATACTAATAAAAAATATTTACAAGAAATTTTTTTCTAGGTGTTGATTTATCCAGTCAAAAGTGATACAACGACTAAACGTTTAGTCTTGAAAAGGCGTGGTTGTAAACCACGCCTTTTGACTTATGGCGTTATTAGCTAAGTTTGGTCGTTGTATCATCTACAATACATGAAAAAAATAACACGAAGACAAAAAGAACTCGAAGATAAATATAACTCTTGGAAGAATACACGAGAGGAAAATAGGAAGCGCTATCCAGAAGTCGCCAAGATAGTAGACGAGGTTAGAAAGCACTTCCCTGGGGCAAAAGTTATTTCGATAACTCCAACCAAAGACGAACCAAAGTAAGGGGCTTGCCTAGCTTGTCAGCTATATGCTCGGCATCTAGTCCGTTCAGAGCCATCTCTTTTGCTTTTTGTTTTGTAGATTTGCTAGCGACGATACGCTTCTCGCCAGTAATATCGTTTGCAGAAAATCCTAGCCACTGAACTCTATCGTGTAGGTCTGTCCACTCACGAACCTTTCCGTATCGAACTTCCATCACCATGTACAGACGAAAGTTCTCAGGCAAACTTCCTTGCAGCAAGGGCCAAACAGGTTGGTCGTAGTTGCCATCATACAACGCAGCATTTTGTTTCGCTGTATCTTCGTCTTGGAATACTTGTGCTACACGTATCTGTGTTTCCAAAGTGGTGAGCTGATTCGTTGACCCAGCTTCTCTTCCGATACCGCTGTCACTTGGTTTGTTGCTGTGATGTATAAGTATCACGGACAAACCAGAGTTTCTGAGCTTGACTGCGAGCTGGTTTACCTTTGACCATTCGTCTGAGCTGTTCTCCTGTAGCCCTGGGTAAGCTGTTCGCAGTGTATCAATGACGACAACGTCTGGGTCAGAGAACTCAATCCAACCTTGTAGTTCCTGTAAACCATCTCTGTTGTGCAGATTGATTTCTTTCTTATCAATAAACGGAGTCCAGATGTTGAGTCTGTCAGCTGTATCAGAGTGTATTGATTTCAAGTCAATCAATCGTCTTGCGATGGTAGCCATGCCCATCTCGAAGTCCATGTACAAGACACGTGCTGGTTTGCCTATCTCGAAAGGGCCAAAGTATTTGTTGCCAGCAGCCAAAGCTCCCATTGCATGTTGCACAAACAACGACTTGCCGTGACCACTGTATCCGAACACTTGCACAATCGTGTTGCTTGGAAGCCAAGGTTCTATCAGATACGTCTTTGCATCAGCTTCTTGTAACAGCTGGTCTGCATCTTTCATTTGTATAAGTCTGCGTGACCTAGCTTCGACTGGTTGGTTGGCATTTATGTACGGCTTATATATATAGTCACCCTTTTCATCAAATCTGTCAGGATGATTACGCCGTTCTGATTGCTCCATAGATAGAACAGTTGCCTCGAACTCACGTTCTGATAAGGGCTCTTCAAAAAACTCATTCATAAATGCAAAGCCACGAAGACGTAAGTCGTGACCCCAGAACCCTTCAAGTATTGACTCAGATATGTAACGCATCACACGTTCGTTGCGTCCGTTGCCAAGACCAGACGGAATCTTCAACGAGTTTGGAAAAGACTCACGGACATATTTGGCAGTCCTATCCCACTCAGATATAAATTCGTCTGGGTCTAACGGCATAACAGACGACAAGTCTAGCTCTGAGAACTCAAAGTCTTTGCCGTCCATAGATGGTAAGACTGGTTTCCAATCCTTCCAAGTTGGAAGGTCGTCCCAGTCCAAGCCCATACCTATTTCCCAACTGTAGTTTTTACTTGGAGGTAACAACGCATAGGAGCCGTCGCCTCTAAAGTCTAACCCATTTATACGAGGCCAGTCGGAGCCCGTGCTGTTTACGCCAGCACGAGGCCCACGACGAACGCCGTCTTTGGGATGCTCGAAATATAAATGCACTCCTCTCTTCGTCTTGACTGTAAAAGCCGAGCGCATGCCTGTGTTTATTGCCTGTTTGTACGCTTCGTCATTGTCACAATCGACAACAACAACTCCACTTACCTCGCCTGTTATGATTGCAATGTCATAGTCAGGCCATTGTGACCACCATTGTTCTACTTCTTTTTCTGTTGGTGGTTCGTCTTGATATTGTCTCCACTTTATAGCGGGTCTTTTAGCGTCTGGTTTGATTGGTATTACAGACCAACCTCTCTCAAGATAATCCAGGGCTGCTGCCAGTTTTTCGTTCATGTTCGTCTTCCTCAAAGTAATCGTTAAAGTCAATGTCTGGAGCATGCTCCTTTATTTTCTCAAGAACTTGGCTACTTATATAGCGTCGTTTCATCCAGCCGTATGGGGCAGTACGAACCACGCCAGTTATCTTAGCCACCGAAGACGCCCCACCTAAATCGGTGATGAGCTTCTCGATGTTAAGTCGCATTTTGTTCTCCTTTTGACTTGCATTAATGTATAATTTATACTACACCTATATTATTAATCAAGTCATCATTCATATAAATTGCTGATGACGCATTAAAATAGGAGGTCGTATGACTGATAGTTGGGACGTGTTTGATAAAACACGCAAAGATGTTGTCGCATCTAAAACGACACAGCGATTGGAAGAAATGTCTGCCGAGCTGTATAAACTAAACCTTGAGAAGATAACCCTCGAAGAAAAAATATCTGTGCTAGAGGGAGACATCTCCAGATTATTTCCAGAAGAGTCAGGCTCACAGTCCAAAGAACTTGGATTGTATGAGGTCATTGTTTCTCGCACTGAGAGATGGTCTTGGGATAAGGACGCTTTGGAAAAACATTTTGAGCAGAAACCTCTGCCTCATTATGTGAAGCGTAATCTCAGCATAGATAAAAGGGCGTTTACAAAAATGCCTTTGGAAACACAAAACGAAATCAAGTATTGCCTAACACGCAATCTTGACAAACCGAAAGTGAGGGTAGTGAAACATGTTCAAGACGTTTAGTACAAAAGACATAATGCAAGACGGGCCTACAAAGGTTCTGCTTTATGCACATCATGGGTTTGGTAAGACCTATCAGTGTAGGTTCTATCAATCTCGATATGGAAAAGGACTCATCTTATCAGGTGAGGCTGGTCTGAAATCAATCGAAGACGTGGACATTGATTATGTTCCGTTCACTTCATGGGACAAGGGGCATGACCCTGAGAACGGCAAGTATAGCTTCCGTGGTATTATGAAGATGATTGCAGACCCAGAGTTTGCCAAGCAAGGTTATAAGTGGATAGCCATTGATAGTTTGACAGAGATGTCAGATAGGTTGATGGAGCATCTCGAAGCCGAGCATCAGGGAGATAACAACAACTTCAAACTATATGGTGACAATTCACGGATTATGATTGGAGCCTTGAAGTGGATACGTGACTTGCCTTTGCATGTCTACGTAACGTGTTTGGCGAAGGAGGAGAAGGACGCTAATGATGTAACTCATTATTGGCCTATGGTGAAAGGAGCTTCTGTTGCGAAACAAGTTCCAGCTTTGTTTGACCACGTCTTATGTGGTGTGAGGCGGACAGAGACAAACGATAAAGGTTTGCCAAAGGTAAAGAGATATATCGTTACGGACGAAGTGAGTGGGTGGCATGGCAAGACCAGAGACCCAAAGGGTGTACTGAAACCATTTGAACAAGTGGATGATGTCACTGAATTATTAACAAGAATGGCTACAGCCGAGGAGAAATAGTATGAGTGATTGGAACTTTACTAATCTTGACTTGTCTTCTGTTGAAGAAGGGTCAGGAAGCACACGCCTACAACAAGGTGTGTATACAGTGGAATGTAAGAACGCATCCATTGAACCCGTTGGTGCTACCAACAATCGTAAATTGGTTCTTGACTTCGATGATGTCGATGGTCAAGGTGATATAAGGGTGAACTTGAACATCAAGCACACCAGCAGTCAGGCACAAGAGATTGCCCTCAGACAGTTAAAATCTTTTCTCGTCTGTGCTGGACACTCAACACCTGACAAGCCTGGGGATGTTGCGTCTCTGAAAGGATTGCAATGTAAAATCAGAGTCGGTTTAGGGAAGCCTTGGACTGGTGACGATGGGGTGCAAAGACAGAGTTCAGAGGTCAAGTCGTTTATGCCTACTAAGGCAGAGGCTAAGTCTGACAAGTCTGACCCTCCCGCAGATGACAAAGACTTAGACGACGAAATCCCGTTTTAGTCGCTAGCAAAGAAGGAGTGGAAATCCTCCCCACTCCTTCTTTTTTTATACAGGTTTTAATATGGTCGAAGCACAAAAAATAATAGAAGCAATAGACGAGGGTTACGAGAAAGAGCCAAAAGAGAAAGCCAGAGATTATATCGGTGCATCTATGATTGGCACAGCTTGTGATGCCGAGATAGCATTTAGTCTGCGTGGTTTTCCAAACAACC